GTTCGTCAATCTCCTGTACGGTGTGGGTTCCGTGAACAGTTAGGAGTTTTTTTAGATGAGCGCGAAAAAGCCAGCAGACAAAAGGCAGAACAGATCGACCAAAGATCTTGGCGTGCTGCCCCAGATCGCTCTTGATCCTGCGGCCATTCCACCGGCACCGAGCCACCTGACCGACCGCTGGGTCAAGTCATGGGAGATCTTCTGGCGCTCACCGTTCGCTCAGGTCGTGCAGCCAGCGCAGATGCCAGCGCTTGAGCGGCTCTTCTCGATGTACGACGAGCGCGAGCGAATGGACATCTACCTACGCGAAGAGCCGATGATCTCAGGCTCTCAGGGTCAGAAGATCCTCAACCCTATGTACCGACAGCGCACCTCAGTGGATGCCGAGATCCGCCAGCTAGAGGATCGGTTCGGTCTGCACCCTAAGGCAGGGCTGACCTTGGGCATCGTGTATGGTGAGGCGGCAAGAAGCCTGGAGGAACTCAATGCCAGAATCGCAAACGCAGCCTTCGCGGAAGCCGAAGCCGAAGCCGACCCACGCTACATTGAAGCCGGCAACGACTCCGCCGAAGAGGCCACTCTACTCGTCGCCGATCAGTAGTCCACCACCACCGTCGTGGGGTGGGCTGGTCTGTCGCTGGATTGAAACCAACCTAGTCCACGGTGAGGGCGACAAGTTCGGCGAGCCGTTCAGGCTAGAGCCATGGCAGCGTGCCTACATCTGGCGCATCTACGAGTACGACGCAGCCACCCAGAAGCGCACCGTGAAGCGCGCCCTACTCGGTACGCCTAAGGGCAACGGCAAGACCGAGCTGCTGGCGGCTATCGCGCTCGCAGAACTGGCAGGACCGAAGGCTCCGAAGTCGCCCAACATCCCTATCGCTGCCGCATCATTCGAGCAGGCTGACCTGCTCTTTGGCACGGCTCGGATCATGCTCACGCAGGGTCCACTCGCCAAACTGTTTGAGGTCTATGACACCGAGATCCTGATCAAGGATCGCCCAGGCCGTATGTACCGAGTCGCCGCTGCGGCAGGCACCAACGACGGTGGGCGACCAACTTGCTTTATCGCGGACGAGCTGCACGAGTGGACAGGCAACAAAGAGCGCGTGCATCTCGTGCTCTCCAACTCGCTCGCCAAGCGCGCCGAGGCGCTGGAGTTGAACATCTCAACGGCAGGCTCCGATGAGAACACGCTGCTCGGCAGGATGCTGACCTACGCCAAGCGCATCTCGTCTGGCGAGGTGAGCGACCCTTCCTTCCTAGTCGAGTGGTGGGCTGCTGCGGACAGCCACGACCTAGAGACCGACACTGGCCGTAGGGCTGCGCTGGAGCAGGCGAACCCTAGCGCTCCGGCATTCGTAGACATTGACCGACTGCTCGCACGAGCCAGCGAAGTGCCGATGCACGAGTGGCAGCGCTACCACCTGAACCGCTTTGTGCAGCCGCCAGACCGTTGGATTGGCGCAGAGGCGTGGATGAAACTGGCAGACCGCGAGCGCAAACTCATCCCAGGCGAACGCATCAGCCTGGGCTGGGATGGCTCCTATGCGCGAGATGCCTCTGTGTTGACGGCTTGCACCATGGACGGTCACCTGTTCCTCATCAAGGCGTGGGAGAAGTCCGACACCAACCGCGACCCTGACTGGACTGTGCCGCGCGGCGAAGTAGACGCGGTGGTTGATCAAGTCATGCAGACCTACGATGCGACGCTCTTCTGCGACCCTCCAGGCTGGGCGGCTGAGATCGAGGAGTGGACGCGCCGGTACGGCAAGCGCGTGGCAGTGTTCAACACCGCCACGATTGAGCGGATGGGTCCAGCCGTAGACCGATTCTTCACGGCCGTAGCGACTGGCGAGGGGCTGCGCCACGACGGCAATCCCCTCTTGGCTCGCCATATCAGCAATGTCCACACGCGCCTGACGCGCTATGGGCAGGTCTTGACCAAGGCATACAAAGCTTCGCCTGACCGCATTGACGCGGCCGTGTCTGCCGTGGTCGCATTCCAGGGTGTAAAGTTCCTACAGATAGAACCTAAGTCAGCAGCGAAAGTGGAGTGGATCAACCTATGATTAGCAACCTTCTTGAAGTTGTGGGTGGCGCACTTGTCATCGCAGGTCTCGCGCTACTCTCTCTCCCATTGGGACTCATCGCATTAGGCGCGGCTCTTGCCGCTATCGGCTATACGCTAGGAGACCGTAAGTGAGCATCCTCCGCCGCATCCTTGGTGAGCAGCGTGCCGTAGGTGGCACTTGGATCACCGACAATCAGCCCATCGTCTCGTCTGCCGGTGTTGCAATCAACAGCCAGACGGCACTCTCCATCGGAGCCTACTACGCAGCGGTGAAGCTCTACGCCGACACCGTCGCATCCCTGCCATGGGATACCTACATCCGCATTGACGGAACGCGCCGCCCATACCGACCGTCACCATCGTGGCTCACGATGCCGCAGCCAAACAACCCAAACTTCACTGGCTTTGACCTCAAGCATCGCATGGTCTCGTCGCTCCTCATTGACGGCAACCTGTTCGTTCTGTTCATCAAGGGGCGCAACGGCGACATCGTTGAGATGCGCGTACTTGATCCACAGAAGGTGACCATCAAGAGCGTTGACGGCGCACCGATCTACACCGTCACTGGCGATGACAATGTCGGCGTGGAGTTGACCGCCGACGCAATCCTGCACATCCCACTCTTCGCCACTGGCTCGGCGCTCCGCGCACCGTCGCCTGTTGAGCAGCATCGCACGACGCTCGGCCTTGCCAGCGCCACGCAGTTGTACAGCGCGAAGTTCTATGAGCAGGGCGCAGCCCCATCCGCTGTGATCAAAATCCCTGGCGAGTTGACGCAGGATCAGGCGGACTCACTACGAAACTCATTCAGCCGCCGTCACGAAGGCATCGAGAAGATGCACAAGATTGCGGTGCTGACCGGCGGTGCAGACTTCCAGCAGATGTCCATGAAGATCAGCGATATGCAGTTGGTTGAGACCCTGCACTGGGGCGTTGAGTCCATCGCTCGGCTCATGGGTGTACCGCTTCACCTGCTCCAGTACCCAGGCGGCAACAGCTCGTACAACAGCGTTGAGATTGTGAGCATTGAGTGGCTGCGCCTTGGGCTTGGACCACTTGTCACGCGCCTAGAGGCTGGCTTGCAGCGTCTCGTTCCAGGTGCGGATCAGACCTTCATCAAGTTCACCCTTGACGGCCTGCTCCGACCTACGACCAAGGAGCGCTACGACGCATACGCCATCGCGCTAAACAACGGCATCCTGTCGCTCAACGAGATCCGCCGCCTTGAGGATCGCGCAGATGTGGTCGGCGGCGACGAGCACTACAAGGCGCTCAACATTGGCGTAGTTGGTCAGGAGCCACAGGCTTGAGCTACATCATCGTTGACCTTGACGGCACGCTGATCCTTGACAATGAGCAGCCGAATCAGCCGCTGATCGATCTCCTCAACGAGGAGGTCATGAGTGGTGATAAGCAGTTGATCGTGGTCTCCGCGCGCAGCATTGACCGACTTGAGGAGACGCGCGCCTGGCTTCAGGAGTATAAGGTCGCAGGCGTTGAAGAGGTTCATCTCAACGACTTTGACGGCTCACCGTTCGCCACCGGCTTGGCGTTCAAGGAGTACAAGTACGGTCTGCTCAAGGAGCAGTACGGCGAGGAGTTGGAGTACGCGATTGACAATGATCCAGCCGTGCGCGAGATGGCTCGCGGCTTGATGATCGAGGCGTACTCGCCTGCCGAGTATCTCGCCGACGAGGAGCGCGCCGTGTACGAGGTTCCTGACTACATCCGCAACGCGGCAGCTCGTGGCTTGTCGTTCGTAGAGGACGGTCTTGCTGGCGAAGGCTTGCAGGCACAGACGATCTCAGAGGCACGCGAACTCGCAGCCGGTCGAGCGGACACCGACAAGGTGATCCGAATGGCTGCGTGGATTCGCCGCCATCGCGGCGACTGGGAAGGCGTGCCACAGAATGAGGATCAGGACAACGAGGACTTCCCTGGACCAGGCGCAGTCGCTGGCTATCTCTGGGGTGTGGAAACCATTGATCCAGAATCAACTGATCGCGTACTCTCGTGGGCAGATCGACTCATCGCATCTGAAGATAGGGAGATCATTGACATGAAAGAGAAAGAAGTTCGCTCACTGCCGATTGGCGAGTACCGTCTTGCCGAGGCTGATGCCGACGGTCAGCGCACCTTCAGCGGCTACGCTGCGATCTGGAACAGCGCGAGCGCTGGTCTGCCATTCGAGGAGCGCATTGCGCCAAGCGCCTTCAAGCGTTCACTGGCTCGCGCATCCGCAGGGCAGAAGATCATCTCCTTCCTGTTTGGTCATGACGAGACGCGCGCTCTGGCAACGACCGCGAGCGGCCGCCTTCAGTTGACCGAGGACGAGACTGGTCTGCGCGTTGAGGCGAAACTAGATCCAGCCGACCCAGACGCTGCCAAGGTCATCTCGATGCTGACGCACGAGAGCGCCGCTGCCGGTATGTCATTCGGCTTCCAGAAGGTTCAGGATTCGTGGGATGGCAATCAGCGCACGATCAAGGAAGCCAACCTGTTCGAGGTGAGCATCCTTGCAGCTGGTGGTCAGACCCCTGCCTACCCTGCGACCCTTGGTCTCACGGCGATCCGCCAGGTCACTGCGCCAAAGATCGGCGTAGAGGCTGAAGCGTTGATGGCCACACTTGAGTCAGTCAAGGCTGGACGAGAACTGTCCACCGAGGAAGTGGCTGTCATTGATGCTGTTCGCTCCAAGCTCGCGCCAAAGCAGGAGAAGGTCGTTGACCCATCCGTCGCTATGGCAATGCTTGCCCTGGAAGCGGCAGAAGGTGAAGCACTCTAGGTCTCGTGCCTGCGCCCCACCGCCCTGAGTAGGCGAGTCCGCGTTAGAGCAACCCACCGAGGAGAGCAAAGAAGATAGTCCGCCTATGCGCGGAGAAAGGAAGTGGACACTATGTCCGACTTCGCAAATCTCGCTGACAAGCGAGCGAACCTCCTGACGGAGGCACGCGGCATTGCCGTTGAGGCCGCCGATAAGGGAATCGCCC